AGTCGAGTTGTTCCATCAGCCGTTCGGACGATGATGACTTGTCGAGTTTCGCTTCAAGTTCCCGAATCTGTCCCTCGATTTCGAATCGCTTGCGTCGCACACCGATGATGTGTGTCGCCTGCTGTTCCCCACCGAACGAACCGGATGAGATGGTCATGCGCTTGCCGTCGGCACCAGACGAACGTGATGTCTGGTGAAGCACGAGCAACGGCACGTCGTGCCGTCTGCCCCATGCCTTGAGTGTGTTGGCTTTGGACGGCACGTCCTCGCCACCACCTTGTAGCAGTTCGAGATAGTCGAACACAACGAGGTCGGGCTTGTCGCCCCACAGGTCGCACACCTCGTTCATCGCACGCTCCATCTCGGACAGTGACATCGGCTGGTCGAAGACAGCCAGGTTGGGGAAGTACTCATTGGCGGTCGAACGCAACAGGTCGATGGCGTCGGCATCGTCAACGGCGACAGCACGTTCAAGGTCGTACGCATTCACGCCATGCACCACGCAAGCCAACTTGATGAGGACGAGGGTGCGTGGTTCGTCGGGGACGAAGTAGGCAACTCGTTTCTCCCTGTTGGTGCGAAGCATCTCGAGAAGTGTGAGTGTCTTGCCCGAGTGTGAGTAGCCGATGAGTAGTGTCATCTCGCCTGGGGCGATGCCACGCATCTGGTCATCGAGGTCGGGGAAGCCGGTGTACACACGTTCGTGTGGTGATTGTGCCCATCGCACAAACTCGTGTGCCGCTTCGTCAAGTGGCCTGTAGTACACGGGCGCTTTCGTCTGCTCGGAAGCCGAAGAGGGGAGGGGCTCTTCGCCCCTCCCCAACGCCGCCCATCGAGACGCAAGGTCATCGTGGGTGAGTGTCATCAGGCTCCCTTCGGAGGCCAGAATGCGAAGGGCTCGCCCTTCTCATTCATTGTTCCGTCAGCCGACTTGAACCACGGACGCTTCGTTCCGACAGCGGTGTCACGGTTGTCCCACACCTTCGTCACGCCTGCCTTAGCGCATGCGGTGACAAGCCAGCCGGGGATGTCGCCGTGCTGTTGGCCAGCGATGGCGACACCAGTGGTGGTGGTGGCGGTAGCGGTGAACTGGGGCTTGACTTCTGTCGCACCAGGGAACACGTCCTTGACGATGGCGACAGCGTGGGCACCCTGAAGTGCCTCGTTCACTGCGTCGAATGCGTGAAGCCACTCGGCCACATTCTTCGAAGTGTCCTCGGTCTTGATGATGAGTTCAGCCGCAATCTTTGCGGCCACCTGAGTAACGATTGACTGGTCTTTGCTAATCATGATTCGCCTCCTGGCGTGATGTCGTTGGGTGACAGTTTACTGCCCTTGCAGATTGACCACCATGAGCACCACGTTTCACTACACAGGTAGTGTGTGTCGTTCTTGACCCACGGTGTGTCAGTACCGAGCAACAGGGCTGTCCGCACAAGCGGACGAACCATGTCTCGTAGCCACTCGGTGTGGCTTTCGTTGCGGAACACGGGCAACACTTGCGCCTTTCCACCACGAACCAGTACGCCATAGTTGAACGTGACTGGATACTCCAGCCAGCCCATGGCGACAGCAGCAGCCGAGTACATGGTCGGCTGAACTGCTTGCGATTGTTTCTCTTTGGCATTGTACTTGCGTCCGGCTGTCTTCCAGTCCCACAGCCCAGTAGATGTCACGAGGTCAATGGTTCCGGTGCCGACAACTTCGACATGCCCGAGGCGTTCGTCATCGAACTCGTCAAGCATGAACTCAAACTCCTTCTCGACAGCGACCACTGTGCCGACGGTAGGTAGGACGTTGCGTTCCCACTCTGCCATGAGTTCAATGATGTGGTCGTGTAGTTCTTCGTCGGTGTACTTCGTGCGCATGAACGGTTGCTCAAGCAGTTCGTTCAGCGTGTTGTGCGCAATGGCCACACCACTCAGCCCACCCTCAAGGTGGGCGGCGATACCGGCATGGACAGCGGTGCCAAGAATGGTTGCGTCGTTAGGACGTGACCACTCGGGTCGAACGATGGCCTGTCGGCCACGTTCGTTACACATCGTCGCATCGTTTATCCATGACTGTCTGACACGTACGCTGTACCCATCTTCTGTCTGTGTAATCTTCATGTCTGTCTCTTCCTGTGGCGTGCCACGGTATTGTGGACAAGAGTTCTTTCCAAGTGTACACCATAAGTCTCGGCCATGTAACTCCGTATCTCCTTGTTGGTGCGTCCCTCTTCAGCCAAGTCGAGGACAGCCTGACGTTGGCCGTGGGTTAGCACGGTGGTGCTGGAGAACGGGGACATGACTCCCTCTTCGATGCGTTTGTTGTAGGCGACAACATCATCGTGTAGATGTGTTTGTGCTGTGAGTAGTTTCAGAATGTCTCCGTCCGACCAGGGTCGGCTCAGCCCGAGCGCCGCAATGAGACGACGGGCCATGAACGAATCGGTTGCCCAGTTGCCCATGATGGGGACAGGCTCGACAACATGGACATCGCAGAGACATTCAGGTGGGTGGCGTTTGTTGCCACAACCTGGGCCATCGAGTGGCATAGATTTCTCCTTAGTTATACTAGAACCCCAGCCCCTCATGGGCTGGGGTTACCTGTACTTGTGGCTCGCTCCGCTCGCAGTATAACGAGGAGCGTTATCCCTGTCTACGTTCGCCACGGGTGCCAGCCGTCGCCGTTCTTGTACACCGAGTAGGAATACATGGCCAGCCCAGCACGCAGGTTGGTGGCGGGGTCGTATAGTTCCTGGCAGTCATCAAGAATCCCCATGTCCTGTAGCCACCCGTTGTCCGTGTACTTGCTGGGCTTACACCAGAACTGGTTGATTTGAAGTAGCCCCAGGCTACCGCCATTCGGGTCTGTCTGGTTCACGGCACCAGGCTGACATCGACTCTCACGCCACATGATTGACAGCAGTTTCCCTACCATGTCCCTGTCCTCGGGCCACCCCACTTGGGTGGCGAGAGGTAGCCACTCCTGGCATGGGGTGTCAGGCCCGACCAACGGGAGTGGCATGGTGGTGGTAGTGGTGGTCTCCAAATCTTCACGGAGAGGTGCCTGTGTGGTCGTCTGAGCCACGCTGAGGGGTGGGTAGACGGTCACCATAGGCACGAGGGTCTCAGGCGGTGATTGAGGGGGGTCGCAGGACAGGCCGGCGAGGGCCAGAACCGCCACCCATAGTGCGGTACCAAAGGCAAGGGGTCTCATGATTTCTCCTTCCAGCGGTGGTCAACCTCGGACATGCGTTGGTTGCCACCTTTGTGTCGGTTACAGAGTGGGGTTTCGAGCAGTGGCACGTGGGTGGTGACCCTGCCCCCGCATTGGGGACAGAGCCACCGCCGTACGTGTTGCCCGTCAGAACGGGGCATCAGGCTCAGGCCCAGGCTGAAAGAAACGCACGAGGTCAAGTGTCTCGATGTAATCCTCGATAAGTTCTTTCACCTCGGCAGGCAACTCGCTGACCGAGAACGCCTCGTCCGTTTCGTTGTCGTACACATACTCGGCACGACTGTCGAACGCAAGCGTATGCTCTCGACAGTTGCCGTGCTTGTCGAAGTCGATGTTCACCGTGGGTCGCACCACCAGGGTGTACTTAGTTGTCGCTGTCTTCATCATCTTCCCTTTCTCCGTAGATGTCTTCGAGATTGACAGCATAACCCTCGCTGTCGTACCAGATGTCAGTGTGCTTGTCGTAGATGTAGTCGCTCATGATGTCCTTTCAGTTGGTGATGATGTCAAGAACTTGACGTTGGATAGATGCGAGCAAGGCAAGTTCGGCAAGAGCAATCTTGCCGTGCTTGCTGTCAGGCCCACGCTGGCTGACCTTGATAGACAGGTTGTCGATAGCAATACCAAGAGTCTTGTGTAGAGCAGACAACTCGTCAAACGTCATGTCGATTGTGAATGTAGGTTCCATGATTTCCTTTCAGTTCTTCTGCGTACCACAGTAGCACGCATTGTAATCCCTGCCACACAACAAACATGAACCGCAATCCCAGCAGTACTGCTTGTCATATGCATGCTCGCCGTTAGAGCCCATGCTCAGGCCACACTCGAAACAGTACTGAGCAAAGTTCTGTTCGTCGTCATCGACAATGACCCAGCCGTGACGGTTATCCCACGAGTACAACTCGCCGGTATCCTCATCATACCAGTATGCGTCGTCATCGTCACCACCGAAAGTGGGGCTGTCGTCAGACGGCGTGACACCACGCTGGCTGACAGTCGATGAATACCTGCTGATACTGGCAAGTGAGAACCACTCGTACTTATACGAGTTGTTGCTGTACCACACACCCTTCTCCCACTGACCGAGATGCTCGTTGATGAGATACACCGGACGCTCAAGCACAGGATTGACAGACAACACAGCCAACTTGCTACCGGCCGCAAACTTCTCAATCTCCTTGTACTCTGTCGGGTCGTCAAGAATCTCGACACCCAAGTAGGGCAACCACTCCTCAGCGAACTGACGAGTGTCAGACTTGCCGTCAACTTCCTGGATGGGAAGCATACCGTTGTGGCCGAGGACAATACCCTCGTCGACCATGAACGGATGGCAGTTGTCTAGGTTCGTCGCACCATGCGTGGTGATACGAGCATGCCAGATGGCATGAGTGTTCGGATGGTCGGCACGCATCTCGTGGAACAGAGCAATGCTCTCATCCAAGTCCATCGTACGATGACGCACGATACGACCGTCGAGACGGAATGCGAAACCGAAACCGTCAGGATTGTTGGAGCCTGCGTTACGCAACGACTTCTTCGTCGGCGTTGAACCAGGGCTAGCGTAGATAAGTAGACACATGATTGATTGACCTTTCGTTGATGTGATGTGTGTTGATGTGATAGGAGTCTATCACGCAGTGACCAGGCCACGAGCAATCAGCCGTGGCATGAGGTCGGGGTACTCGCTGTCGTGGTCACGAGCGAACTCGATGAACCTGTCCATCGTGAGCAACGCACCGTTGCGAACGTCATGAACAGTGAGGTCACGAGTGAACAGCCACAAGGCGTGAACAAACTCGAGAACACCCTTGACCGTGTTCGGATTGAGCGAACCACGGAAGTAGCGCAACTCGTACGTGTCACGGGGCTGAGTGTTCACCGCAACATAGCGGTCAGTCCGGTCGAGGCCACGAGCCTGACGCAAGCGGTTCTCGTAGTCATACTTGCCGAAGCGTGCCCACTGGTCAGACTCACGCCCCGCAAGACGAGTCAACTGGTATGCGTTGTGGTCATGGAAGTTCACGAAACGGTAGATGTGCGCAGAATTGAACGCACTCTTACTGATGTGAACATGAAGACCACAGCCGGTGCCACCATTCCATGAACGCATAGCGTAGTCGGTGCTCAACTTGCGCAACTTGTGCCACGGGAACAGTTCGAGATGAGCACGATAGTCAGCAGGCATCGTGACCATCTCGAAACCAGACACGCTACCATCCTCCTTGATGATGAGGTAGTTGTCGTCAACATCTTCCAACATGAAACGAGCAGCGTCGACACGCTTAGTGTAGTCGTCGGTGTTCGTCTCAAGTTCGAACCCCAAAGCAGGGAACTTGGCAGGCACGTTGCGATGAACGGTGATGCCAGTCACCGACCAGTCACGGAAACGGAACCGAGCATCGGTCGTCGCAGTCGTGTGACAGTACGACTCGATGATGCCATCGCCGTCGGAGTACTCGTCATCGCCAGGGTCGCACTCCTGGCAGTAGTAACTGCCGTCACGATACACCGAGTCGTCGACGTGGATGCGAGTACCACAATGATAGGACTCGCATGACACCGTGTGATTGTCGATGCATTCTTCGCACACGTCGTCGCACCCGACACGTTCGATGGCGTCGTACAATACGACCTCGTTGCACCACTCGCACATGTGCGTATGGTCGGGGTCGACCCACACGACGAACGACCAGCGGTGAACGTCCTGACCAGTGCGCTCACGATAGTCACGTGAGACATGATGAGAACGAACACCGTCGAGGCAGACAAGTTCGTCGGCTGGACGGTACTCCATCGTGTGCATGTCGAGTTGGACATCTGGGTCCGTGTCGGCAGGCGGAATGAAATCGGCTGATGCCGTCATTACTTTCTCCTTTGCTATGTTGTAATGCGTGCGGTCGCACGCAGACAGAGGGAAAGTGATATAGGTCTATCACGTTCCGACTCTCTGCGTGGCACGAGACTCATCTCGTGACACGGCAGGTTCACTTGCCGTTATCGGCGGCGAACAAATACGCTGTCGCACACAGCACGACAAACACGAACGAGAGCGTCATAGCGCACACTCCTGATTGCGTTCGAGCATGTACGTCGCACGCATTACGCCGTTCACACGCACCTCGACACGCTCATCGAAACCGACAAGCGCATCGTAGATAGCGTCGGCAATACGCACGCTGTCGTCGAGCGTCGTGCCAACCACGACCTCGATGACCGACGTGAACTCGGTGTCGGGCCATGCGTTGATGCTGATGATTTCGTTCACTTGCTCTCCTCTCCGTTGATGTAGCGAATGGGTAACTCGAACGCACGAGCAAATGCCCGAGCAATCTCGTTTATCTCGCCGGTCCGAAACGGCACTTCGTCTCCGTCCTCTGTATGCCAACAGCGCATAGCGTAGTGGACATAATGATGAGTCGGGTAACGACACTCGAACGAGAATGCCTCCAACTCATTCGGAAACATGTTGTTGCCATCGTAGGACTCGACAACGACGCACGATGACTTGGAAACGACACGCATTATTTCCTCGTGGTTGCTCTCGATTTCTTTGTCTCGGTAGATGACTACGTCGTCGCCCCAATCTCCAGGTTGAGACCAGTGCCATTCCCCATAACTCATCATGAGGTTGATGATGTTTCTCTGTGCGTCGTTCATCATGCCACCTTCCACACACGACGACCATCATAACGACCACCAATCTCAAACTGCTCACGCTCCAAAGCCTCAGAGATGATGAAATCAAGAGTCCTGTCCTCGTAATGATAACGGAGGTCATCGACCTCAGGTTCCTCGTCAGGACGAGGAATATGAACTGGCTTGCGATAACGAGACATGATGTCCCCTTTCTGTTGTGTTGTGATGTGATGTGTCTTGCGTTGTGTTGCTCAGCCGAAGAACTCGGCATCAGTGAAGAAATCCACGCCTGCGAAATCGCACGACGGAAACATCTCGTCGTGAAACGAGCGCACATCTTGCTCTGTGGTCCAACCCACAGTGCGAACGTCCACGAGAACGCCACTATCGGTGGCGGTCAGCAAAGACCAGCCATCGTGGCATTCGAGTTTGTATCTGACTTTCATCTGATTTCCTTTCGTTTACGCCTGTCGTCCTCAGGTGCGGTAGGCGAACTCCGCACGACGCCTCACGGCGTTTCGACGTGATAGAGGTCTATCACTTGCGCTTCTTGCTCAACTCCCGCTGAGCCTGAGCGATGATGTATTCCAACTGCGAGGCAGACTTGCTCGCCAGGTACTTGGAAATCTCCTGCTTCGCCGTGAGAGGCTCGGCCTTCTTGCCCGACGGCTTGCGCATCTCCTCGCGCACATCATCGACCGAATCGAACTGGTCGAGCGTGAAACCGGCCTTCTGTGCGTTCATGATTGCGCCAACGTACTGTCGGATGGTGTTCCACGAGTGAGCACGAACACCGTTCGCACGAGAGTACTTCTCGCTGTCCTTCTCTGCCTGAATGCCGTACGCCTTCGCGTTGCCATTCCACTTCTTGCGACACTCAGTCGCAGCGTCCCACCAACCCGACAACTCTTTCAGTTGCCCTGCGTCAATCTTCGCCTGGTGCTTTGCGTAGTTCGTGCCGAGAGGCGTCTCGGTGCGTTCCTGCTTTGACATTCTGTCATGCTCTCCTTGTGAGTGTGATAGAGGTCTATCACGATGATGTGATGTGATAGGCGCACACACCATGAGATGTGGGAACCTAGAAGCCAGCGGTGCGCTGTGCTTCCACTATTGTTGCGCACGGTGTCGTGGCACGGAGCCAAGCGCCCTGGTTGGCTCCTGTTTCGGCCCCGTTACGAGGACAGGGGGGCGCATTGGGGGGTACCGGCAGCACATAAAAGAGGAGTCCCTCAGGCCGGGGGCAAATCGGTATTGACAGGAAGTTGGGGATAGCCCTTGTGGGTGTTTAGCGGTAGCCTGCGGTGGCTAGTACGGTTCTGCTGGTTATGCAGGGTTTATATATGCCGATGCCGACGCTGTACATTCCGCTGCCTGTGTCGAATGTGGTGGCGATGTACACGTATTTGTCGTCTTCTCCGACGACGTATCCGCAGGTTAGGATATTTCGGGGGTCGTGGGATTCTCCGACGTTGTACCATTCATCTTCGATGCTGAATGAGTCTGTCCATTCGATGATGTGGATGGGTGGTGCTTTGTGTTCTTCGCTCACCATTTCACCTTGTCTGCCCAGTAGGCTGCTGACATGGGGCCTTTAGCGATGTTTTTGGCGTGGCGAGCCTTGAAGGAGGCTCGTTTCTTGGTCATTTTGGCGGGTTCGCCAGCCTTGGGTTTGCCTGCGGTTTTGGCTCCTTGTTCTCCGAACCGGATGGTTTTGACCTGGCCGCCGGATTTGGCGACAACGACATGAGATTTGGTGGGGTGGCTGGGTGTGCGTTTGGGTTTGTTGTAGCCCGAGACGCCGGCACGTTGTAGCCTGGGGTCTTTCTGGGATGCCATTACTTGTCCATGTTGTTTTTACGGGTCTGGGCAGAAGTGCGCTTTCCCGTAACAACCTTTTTGCCTGTCTTCTTGGCTTCCTTCTTCGCCGCGGCCATGCCGGCGGCGGTGTAGGAAAAGTGTTTGGTTCCGACTTTAGGCATTTCCCTGTCCTCGTTGTCTTTCTTGGTTACTGTATCCAGCCGCCGCGCTGCTTCGGCTGGATTACTTGGTGGCCCCTATCAAAGGCGTTACCCGTTACATTGTGAACTTGTGAAATGTAACGACGGGGACAGAGGGTGATGGCACTTGAAGAAAACATCCTGGACAGCCGGCAAGAAGAGTATTTGAGTTGGTTGTGTACCGCCCCGTCCGAGCGTGACCCCGCTTCCAAGGAGGCGTATGCCGCCTCCGTTGGGGTGAATGTGTCGACCCTCCGCCGTTGGGAGAAGAAGGAAGTTTTTCGTAAGGCGTGGCAGACCCGGGTGGATGAGGTTCAGGGGTCTCCGGAGCGTAGCCAGCGATTGCTGGACACGCTTTATGCCAAGGCTCTCGAGGGCGACATCAAGGCCGCCCAGTTGTATTTGCAGGCCACGAACCGCATGGCACCTCCGACGGTGACAGTAAAGTCCGAGAAGGGCGCTACCGAGTTGTCTGATGCGGAGTTGGATGAGTTGATTGGGATGATGGCTGCGCGCGAGCGTGAGGCTCGGGGGCAGCATCTCAAGGCGATGTAACGATGTCTAGTTTAATTGAGTGCTTGTACTGCGGTGAGGAGTATCCGCCGATTGCTTGTCGGTGGCGGTGTCCGAGTTGTGGTGGCAAGGATTCTTGTTGTGAAGGTGAACCACGTTTTAAACCCGAGGACGATGACGAATGAGTATTTCTAACTATCTTGAGAACGCGCTGTTGGACACGCTCCGCGCTCAGTCGTTCTCTGTCACTGATGTATACCTGAAGTTGCACACTGGCGACCCTGGCGAGGACGGAACTGGCAATGCCGCCACCGAGACTACCCGCCAGTTGGTGACGTTCAGTGCCGCCTCGGGCGGTAGCATGGCTTCCAGCGCCGCTGTCACGTGGACGAACGTCAGTACGACCGAAACGTATTCGCATTGGTCGGCCTGGGATGCCGCGACTAGCGGCAACTGTTTGTGGTCTGGTGCCCTTAGCGCGTCGGCCAGCGTTGCCGCTGGCGACACGTTCCAGATTACTACGCTGACTTTGACCTTGGACTGAGGTAGCCTAGGTGGCAACTAACTTCCCTACCAGTCTTGATTCGTTGACAAACCCATCTAGTGGGGATTCACTTAATAGTCCGTCGCATTCGGGCCAGCACGCAAATGCGAATGATGCTATTGAGGCTCTCCAGGCTAA